CAATATGCTCTCTGTGCTGCTAATGTAGTTCTTAACTTCACTAAACGCTCAAGCTCTCTGTCTTTTGCTGCGCTTTCAGCTTGCTCTGCTTGTTCTTTGTAAGCCCTAGCTCTGTCTTGCCCAGCTTGTTCATGTGCTTTAGCTGCGTTACTAGCTGCTGCCAGTTGTACCATTGCTCCTAATGCTGCTGCCATTATCCTGTCACCTGTAATTCAAGCGTTAAGCCTAGTAATGTCAAAGGCAAAGGATCAGTCTGTGTGACTGTCACTTGTGCTGTCTTTGAATAACCTAACACTGGTAATGTTTTAATTCCTGTAAACGATTCTGGAGCCTGTCCTAAAACACTAGATCCAAAACTTTTATTAGGTACAGCCTTGCCATTAATCTTTAAACCACTTGATTGATAAAGCTGTGCTGATACTTTTGATATGCGTCTTTTCTTTGTACTTACTGGGCCACTTTGTAAAGCAATAGCAGCTGGCATAGTTTTAATAGTCACGTCATAATTTAAACCAACTTCTATGTTTGTTGCTGTTCTGCTTAGCGTGATAGATCCACTAGATGGTGTAGCGTTAGCCATAATAGCTGAATCAGCACGAACACGACATTCTTGACCATTCAAATGGGCTAATCCAGAGACTGATGCTGATGCTGATTGTGTTACTTGCTTAGATGCGTCTGTGTAATGATTGTTGTCTAAAGCTTCAACGTGATAAACCGTAGAACTGTTTATAGTTCTTTTAACGTACATATAAACAACGTCTTCTACTACAGCTACATCTAATATATCCCCAGCAGTTGTGTACTTGGTCCAAGCCATAACTTTCTCAGCTCGGTTTGTAATAAAGACTCCCATGGAACCATCACCATTAACAACATAAAGATAGTTACCTTCGTTATCTACATCTCCTGTCTGACTTGCCATGGCTACTGGCGAGTTAGTAATATGAGGGGCAAGCAAGTTCACCTCAGAGGAGACATAAGACGCTTCAGTGTATGTGAATATGAATTCACGCACTTGCTTACCGTTCCTTTGTATAAACATGGTCGCACCGTCTACGTTAATAGGCTTGACCTTTTGCAATGTTCCAAATCGTGTTTGTCTCGATATACGCACCTTGGATGGAGTAATCGGTGACTCTGGAATATAGAATTCACCGCCAGATGTAAAGACTTGTAAATGTCTTCCTGAAACAATATGATGAATAGCGTTTACACTGTCAGTGTCTAGAGTAATGTCTAGAGACTCATCATCATTACCAACACCACGATCAAAGTTAAAGAAGTCACCAATGACACTACCCCATAATGTTTGAGGTCTAGCTGTAGAGTTACCCATCCATAGTCTTGACTCATGGAATGTGACTGATTGAGGATAACCATGAGTTGCTGACCAAACAGGTTCTTCTAAACTAACATCAACACCATCTAATGTATTGTTATTAGTAAACTCTTTTAATAACTCTCCAGTAAACGTGTTAGCTCCAGTATTAACTGATGCAATTCTTATAACACCACTATTACCTTCAAATATGCCACCTACATGAGCTGAAGTAATTTTTCCTGAAGTGTTGCACGTAACAGTAACATCAGATCCAGCTGAGTTCCAATTGCTTCCTATAGCAAAAGTAGCACTGTCGTAATCTTGATTAAAGTCAAATGTAGGATAGTATGGAAAAGTAATTGTTGATAGAGTCCAAGTAGAATGTGAACCACCTCTTACAATTTTTCTAGGAGCGTGTGAATGATGACAAACAATTAGCGTATCAGCTGACTGAGTAACACCAATCTCACTAATCTGTGTTGCGTTGTATGGAGTTGTAATGTAGTTATTACCTGAGCCGTTCAGATTTGTTTGCTTAACACCATCCTTATAAACATACATTTTTGTATTGGCAAAAACCAATAGGTATGTCTGTGTGATATTAAACTCAAATGTAACAAATCGAACAGCAGTATCGGTGAGGGTATCAATGTATTTCATCCCTCCTCTTCTCTTAACTCCACCTTGGCCCAAACAAATGACGTTCTCTAAAGTCTCAGCACCTTTGTAATAGCCATCATAGTCATGACGTGCTGCTAACCTAGGATCTAATTCTCCTGACGTAAATTGTGTTTGAGAGATATTAACTCTTGCCATTTAGCCTCTAGCGTTAATCAATGGTGAATTGCCAGCTGGAGCAGATGATGGTGACATTTGTGAGTCAATAGTTTTACACTTGGCTAACTGTCTTTCAGCTAGTGAAGCGTAATACTCACCTTTCGTAGCACTTTCAGTAATTGGAATAGCAAACACAGACGCTAATCTGTACTCAAGCAATTCAGCAAAGTAAGCTGGTAGTAGTGACTCGTCTGGCTTGTATGTATAGTCCAGTACGATTGAAGTATTATCAGAATACAACTTACTACCATAAATCTGGTATTTCTCGTTTGCATCATCAATGTGTTGAGCGACTAAGAAGTCTGCTGGTAGTTGATATGCGTAAGCCCATTCATTCACAGGTGTAGCTGTAAGTCTGGACAATGTAGCCTTACTTGAAGCAAATCTCCAAGGATGAAGCGTTAGTAAGCTTTCATAAGTAGGCTCATATAAATTTGCAGCCACTAGAGCTGCTGTCGAATCATCTGTAAATGATGATATGGTTTCCTCACCGATCAATAGCAACGCATTGGATGCTAGGTCGATGGATGTGTAGTTTTGTACTGCTGACATAGAGTAGAAAAGCCCCCGAAGGGGCTTAACTTATTTAGTCAGAGTCAGTTGCGTTTACAACTAAAGCGTCATTAACGTCAACCACTGTACCATTGTTAGCAGATACTAGATAGAATCCAGCTGCCAAAGTACCACCAGTTGAAGTGTTCGCCATAATTATATCGCCAACTTGAACATCTCCAGCTACCGCATTGAAGTAACCAGAAGAGTCCACTGCTGCTGTTGCATCAGTTGTAGAGTAACCCCACATTACTGGGATCGCACTGTTTGCTGATGTTGTCATTCTTGCGAATTTACTTTTATCAAAAGCCATGTATATACTCCTTTATTCAGTAATTTCGACTTTTACAATTCCAGCAGTGTCAATAGTGACAGCACCAGCTTTGTATTTGCCTAGAGAGAGCCATGATGTCTTCTCAGGAATGTAGTTAACTTCCGTAGAAATATCAAGACCGATTGCACAGCCAATAGATGACTTGTGGAAAGCGAAACAGTCACGAGTTGAACCTGACTTAGCTAGTCCACCTTCAGCACGAGTTTCCATCATGATGATGTTGAAGCCCATGAAGCTATTTACTTCACCAGATACCAACGCTCTTACAGTGTTGTAATCTGCCGATGTGATAGTAGTATCGTTTAATAGATCTTCGATACCTTCAGCTGAAGTCAAAAGAATACGATCTGACGCTGGAACACCATTGTCATTCATAGTTCTTGAAGTTGCTGTTAGTTTTGCTAATGTAAGTCCAGCAGAACCATGGGCAATAGTTGAACCAGCTGATAGAGCATCAATGATTAATTGATCTGCTCTACGACCCATTGCTCCAGCAATAGTCTCAGCAAGCTCTCTGCGCTCATCAAAGTTAACTTCTACTGCATCAAATATGTCAGTGTACTCACCAGCTACCCAGTTTTGTAGCGTGGCTGGTACTTTGGCATGTGTGATGTCCATTGGTGTTACATCTGTCTGGCTTGCCTTTTGGTTAGCCAAACCTTTACCCATAGTACGGAAGTTGTAAGTATCACCTACAACACCTGTGCGTAAACGCACTGCACCACGGAGTTTTCCAGCTGTCTGGAATGCGTGCTTTACTTCAGCGTCAAATTGGGCCGAAGCTGCACTAGATAGATTGATAGACATTTGTCTTACTCCTAAATTAATAAAATTGTTCTTTCAATTCAGGTTTCCGAATTCGGGCTGAATCTAGCAATTTTTACAAGCTGCTTGACTTAGAATTCGGGTCTTGAAGACAAGAGTGTCCGTGGGTTATATTTTAACATACAAAGTAAATTATTTTATTTAGTTTGTATTAAGGTTTAAATGAGCATCAGTTATCGATACAGAGTCAAAACCACAATCTAATAAGATCTGGTAAGTAACTAACAATGAATGCTTATGACTAAAATCGTCATAGCTTATTTCTCTAGCATCTAACAAGATACGTTCAAGTGCATCGATAACTTCTGTCGTTCTACAAATCAACTTCTTATTTCACTTGTCGGTTGTGTTCCAAAATAATCTTTAAATCTACGTTCTACATCCTTTCTGAAAGCTGGAGACTCTTCGTACCTAGGATCTTTAATTAACTCATACAAAGCTTCTTTTGTCGTATTGTCTACTGTCTTAACATTGTCTGGAGCTGAGACAACTGTCTCTCTTGACATACCTCGCATCTTTTCAAGGATTCCAAAACCTTCAGCTGTTGTTGCTAAGCTTTGTAACGTCATAAACTCACCTTCATCAAAGTTGGCTTTAGCCCAAGCTGTGAAATCATTAATACGTTGTGGAGCATCTCTACCCATACGCTTGATCTCATCCTGAATGTCTGGCTGTGTTTCCATTAAACCATTAACATACAAGGCCATAAGTTCTGAATGCTTTTCTTGTGATAGTCCAGCTTCAGTAGCCCATTCATTAAAATTAACAAGCATAGGATCATCATCAGCTATCTCTCCTTCAATACCTTCAGGCAGTTCTACCTTGTAACCATCCTCTGGCGCACCAGTAAACGCTCCAAGCTTAGACTCAAGTCCAGCATAAGCCTTTGCTTGATCAGCTACTGACTTGTACTTGTTTGCTTTAAACCATTCAGGAGCTTCACCTTCTCCTTTTATGTCTTCTGACATCATCCAGCCTTCACTGACAACCTCAGTAGACTCTGTGGTTTCTGTTGATTCTGTTGTAGCTTCTACTTCAGGTGCTACTTCCTGTTCATTTAATATTGTTTCTTCACTCATTCTTTGTCTCCTTGAGGTAAGTAATCGCCAAGCTCTCTTCGCTTTATGGCATTTTGTATAGTGCGTATAACACTGTTTTGC